CCTTACAAGCAGGCATCGGTAGGGGCGGAACCTATATCGGGCACTTATTATAAATACTTCAAAAGTATTTGGTTAGATGGAAGGTTTATACAAATTACTGAGTGATATTCATTCAAATCTTTTTGTTTTATTTCATAAGACTTGGGTTTTTCATTGGAATGTTGTAGGTTCTGATTTTCAGCAACTTCATACTTTGTTTGGTCAACAGTATGAGGACATGTTTGGAGAGATTGATCGTCTTGCAGAACACATGAGATTTTTAAATATTCGTCCAGTTGGAACTCTTACAAGAATTGTAGAAGTTTCTACAGTGGGACAAGGTTCTGATATTGTTCAAATTGATGAACTTGGTCAAAGACAAATTGTACCAGGTAAACCAATTACCAAGTCCGATGAAATGGTTAAAAGACTTCTTGCAGATAATTTAATTTTTCTTGAACTTTTAACTGAGGCATCTGAAGCAGCTGGAGAGCAAAGATCATATGCAACCGAAAATCTTCTTCAAGATTTGATGGAATCACATGGTAAATTTGTTTGGATGTTGCGATCAATAACTGAAAAATCTCAAAAAATGTCTATAGAGGATGTTCCAAATGAAGTACCTCCACAAGAACAACCTATACAACCTCAAATTCAATAATACTGGTATTTAATTGATTGATTAGAAATGGAAAATTTAAGAATCAGATGTCGTTCCTGTGGTAAGGAGATAGAAGGGCATCCTAGTAAAACTGTAACTTGTGGATGTCCTAATATGGCATCTATTCGTGGTGATAAGATCTCAGCAGTTGACTTATCACAGATAGTTATGTTAAACTCTTATCATACAAAAACAAAGTCTGGTGTTCTTACGAATGAAGACCTTGCTTTTCAAGAAGCAAGAAGACAAAGGAAAGTAAGACGATTAGATTTTGAAGTCCGTTGAGGACTTTTATTGGAGAATAGCACCGATGGTCGGTAAATCGTCTTGAAAACGATGCCAGGGTAACACCTGATAGTTCGATTCTATTATTCTCCGTTTATAAAGTTACAAATATTACAAAATTTTAGATTTTTTTAATCTATGTTTTTGTATCAACACAAACTTGACATAGTAGAATTACTCACTAGTATAACTAGTAGTATTAAACTTAAACCCTATGGATCAGCACACCTACAATAATTGGGTGAAGATCAAGGAGACTTTTGAAGCCTCTGGAAACATCGACAATATGTTTTATAAGAGAGCAGTTGAAATAGTCAAAACCCGAAGAGACCCTCTGGCAAAGTTTCTTGGAGATGAAAAGTGATGGAACCTTTTGATGATGATTATGTGACTCGTACTGAAGTTCAGGAGATGATCGATGCAGCAATACGACGACACAACCGTAATGCTTCTATCATTAGCATGTGCGTTGGTTGGGTGGTTCTTGCTTTATTTGCTGAGGGACTTTTAAGGTTAGTTGGAGTTATTCCACCATTACTACCATGGCTCAACATTACCCTGAAATAATTGGTATAGTTTTCCTGTTAGTATTTGCTGCCACGATGTTTTATCAAGGCACTTGTATTATGAGAGGTCAAAGAGGATATTCACTCAGAGACTATATGAATCAGGAAAGTGTAAACATGCGTAAAAGAATAGAAGACTTACTTAAGGACAAATGATATCTATCACAGACGAAGACATTCAAGAATTACAAAAAAGAGTTTTACAACAGAAGATAGACGAATTATTTGAAGAACCATCTACTTACGAGGACGAAGAAGATGAGTAGCACCATTTTCAACGCAATCTGTATTTTTAGTCTCATAGCAATTTTCCTAAATTGGGGACTTCACAATGCCTACCCACAATAAGAAGTATCATTTTGCGATGTCTGCTTTTGTGAGAATTCACGGGCATAGTGTAACTCACAACCACGACATCAAGCAGTTTTGTCTAGAATGGTCTGAGTGGGGTGTAGATGCCCCTCTATCAGGACTGAATGAGGTAGACCAATACTTTTACTATGAATATAAGAATTGGAGAGGAAGATGATTTTTCACATTGTAGAAACACTCGCAGCAAGTCCAGTCTGGTTAGGACTTTGTGGAGCAGGGTTGACACTCGTGCCCTTTATGGGTATAATGCTTATACACCGAACTAAATAATGGTGTAACGGGGTATAGTAGAAAAGTATAACTCTGCGTTTGGGACGCAGCGAAGAGGGGGCAGTACCTTCTACCCCGATTGCCAGTTTCTTCACTGGCACACTTGACATAAAACCTCAAGCATTCTATAATATCTGAGTAAACAAAACAAACAAATGTCTCTGATTACAAAATTCAAGAAAGATGTTAGCACTCTGCGTCTTGCTGCTAACGGGGAAATCTACCTTGATGTAAAGAATCCGAAACTTTATAAAAAGGTCCGTCGCTTTTATGAAAATGAAGGTGTCGTGTTTTCTGGTGACCCCCTTGACGATTATGAAATGTTGATTGATTATATCGCTCAAGATCTTGAAACCGTTGAGGTATAATGGAAACACTTCATTTTTCATTTGAAGTTACTATTAATGGAGTTCCAAAAGGAATTTGTAGAAAAATGATTGAAGAATCATTTCGCCTTTATATTGAAAAATATGAAGATGAAATGGATGAATCATCATATGATGAACTTATGGAAGTATATACTTCACTTATTCAACCTCTTTTAGATGAAACAATTGAACTTGAAGAAAATTACAATGCCAAAAGTTATTCTTGAACGTTTTCCTTACCGATATGTTCAAGTAGGACATCTTGAAATCAACGGAAAACCTGATTATCGAATTCAAAAAGTAGATTCCTACACTGGTCGATATAGGGATATGTATCTTCTAGACAATGAGATGCAACTTATGACTGCTATGGAAGATTTTGAATATACTCTCTGGTTAGATGACCAACCATGTTACATAGATATGAGGGAGAATATCGGAGTATCTCATTATAAATAACCAGAGATACTCCAATAAAATGCCATATAAAAACAAAGAAGATGCCGCAGCGCAAAAGAGACGATGGAGATTAGCTAATCCTGAAAAAGTATCTGAATATCAACGAAGATATAGGGAAAATAACCCATACAAATATGCTGATAAAAGAACAAAAGAACAGCATAAAATAAAAAATAGTCTTCAAAGAGAGAAAAGAAAAACTATTCTTTTTGAACATCTTGGCAATAAATGTTGTAAGTGTGGTTCTACAAAAAATCTAGAACTAGATCATATCAATCCTCTTCTTAAAACTACTAGACAATCTATTTTGTCCATTGGTATTGAGAGAGCACTAGAAGAATGTGATAACATTCAACTTCTGTGTAAAGAGTGTCATACTAGAAAAAGTCAGGCACAGAAAAAAGCGGCATATTATCTCTTTTATAATATGTCACTAGAAGAGCAAGAAAAGTGGATTGAAAAGTTTATAGATCATAAAGGTTTTATAGATAGATTAAGTCCTCTAAAAGACACGGATGGTCTATAACAGCACTGGTCGGTGATGAAATCCCCCTTAATGAAAAACACCGATGTAATGCGTTACATCGGTAATATTCTTCTCCTCTCAGGATATTTTGTCCTTCTATGGGGAGATCCAAAAACTGGATTACTTGTAAAGTGTATTGGTAACATCTTTGTTATTCCTTTTGCTATCAAGTATAAGTTTTGGGACATTCTAGTATTATGTGCTTTCTATGGTGCCATTGAAATCCCAAAACTCATCCAACTAACCTTTCCTAATTTGTTTGTAAATTAGGTGGTGGAGTCAATGACCCATTGAGTTTCCAATCTCTCTTTAAAGGATTGGTGGTGCGGATGGGGTTACCCCGCCTAGGATTTAGTTATTACCTAGTGAAAAAAATAACTTGGCGAGCCTGCATAAACTGAGTGGAGGAGAGTTGCATAAACTCTCCTTTTTTGGTATAATTGTATGATAACAATCTATTGTTTATGAAATTACATTTAACTTACTTTGGAGATAATAACTTTTCTTTAGGTAAGAATAGAATCAGAAAGCAAGCAGAAAACTTTGGAGTCTTTGAATCCATTCAAGAATTTGATGATATAATAATCCAAAATACCGATTATCTTGAAATTATTGATAAAATTAAAGATTCTAATCAACAAATTCCTAAAAGAGGATTTGGGTATTGGATCTGGAAACCTTATATAATTTTAAAGGTATTGGAAAATATTCCAGATAATGAAGTTATTCTTTATGTTGATTCTGGATGTGAATTGAATAAAAACGGTCTAGAAAAACTGAAACAATATTATGAAGAGTGTCTTGAAACTGAGGGAGTCTTCTTTACTTTAGATCTTCCAGAAATTCAGTGGACTAAAATGGACACTTATCGTAGAATTAATGGCGATAATAATGATTATATGTTGACTAGACAAATTATTGCTACAAGTTTTTTTGTAAAAAATACTCCAATGATAAAAGAATTAATTCAAGAATGGATAAATATTGGAGTGGAAAACAAAGGACATTATTTGAATGATAGTCCTTCAAATCTTCCAAATGATGAAATTTTTAGGGAGAATAGGCATGACCAATCTATTTGGTCTTTGCTTTTAAAGAAAAAGGCAGAAACTCATGACTTTACATTTCATGAGGATGATACTTATGAAACTATTTGGAATGCTGCTGGAGTGTCGGGGGTGCCTGTAGGGCAGCAACAAGCACAAATTTGGAATACCTATGGTAGAGAGTATCCAATCTGGGCGACACGAAATGGTCAAATAGATTTTACAAATTGTGAGGTATGATAGAAAGATTTGATAGACCTTGGGGTTGGTATGAAAA